TTCGAGAGCGACAACGTCAACGAACGACGCCTCATCGCCTCGGGCAAGTACCCGAACCAGTCGAAGTTCGTCCGCGTGGTCATGAACGACCAGGTCGAGCGCAAGCTCGTCCCAGCGAAGTCGCTGCCGTTCGGCTTCCGCGGCGTCGAGGTCCTCAAGACCAACGACGCCACCACGGACCGTCCGCAGGGCGCGACCGCTGTTCGTCTCTCTGGGTTCCTCGACGGCTCGACGAATGCCTCGTTGCTCTCTGGCTCGGTCGTCCCGCCGATCCCCTTCCGCTTCAAGGTGACGAAGGGCCAGGTCGCGACCAGCGGCTTCGTGGGCAACCCCGGTCCGACTGAGATCGCTTCGCCCAACTACTACTGGGGCGTCAAGTTCTCGCGAAACAACACCGACGCGCTGAACGTCAACATCAACACTGACAAGAACCGTCACGTGGCAGCGCTCACCAAGTTCCTCGGCATCCGTCAGCTCGACGCCGTGGTCACTGGCACCAACGCGGACGCGCTCTGCAACAACAAGTTCACGCTCGCGAAGGTCGCGTTCTCGAACACGTCGATCAACGATCTGACCGGCACGATCGACACCCACATGAAGGAAGCGGCCTACGTCCGCAACGCCAACGTGGACCCGTCGACCTACACGATCAACGACGGCACGATCTCCGCACGAATCACGCTAGGAGCGCTCGTGGCAGCGACGTCCAGCGTCCAGTTCAACCGCTTCTCGCCGTACGCGAAGTTCACGACCTTCCTCCACGGTGGGTTCGACGGCGTCAACATCCTCGACAGGAACGCGCGCCGTCAGAACGACAAGGCGCTCTCGTTCGACACGGGCGGCGGCGCTCTGAGCACGTTCGTCTCGCCAGGCTTGGCCCAGAACCAGGGCGGCGCGTCGACCAGCAACAACGCGGTCGTGGCCTACAAGACGGCCGTCGACATCATGACCAACCCGCTGTACGTCAACACGAACATCCTGGCGATGCCAGGCATTCGTGAGCCGTACGTGACGGGTTACGCGGCCCAGAAGACGAAGGACTACGGCTTCGCGTTGTACCTGATGGACATCGTCCCCTACGACGACACGGCCACGCGCCTGTACGACGACACCACGTCGCGTCCGGACGTCAGCAACACGGCCAAGCTCTTCGACGGCCGCGCCATCGACAACAACTACTCGGCGGCGTACTTCCCGGACATCTTCGTCGACGACTCGGTCAACAAGCGTCGCGTCAAGGTCCCGGCGACCGTCGCGGCTCTCGCAGCTCTCGCGTACAACGATCGCGTCTCGTACCCGTGGTTCGCTCCCGCCGGCTTCAACCGCGCGTCGCTCGACTTCGTCACGAACGTGGCGACTCGCCTCAGCTCTGCTGACCGCGACGCTCTGTACGACGTGCGTATCAACCCGATCGCGACCTTCCCGCGTCAGGGCTTCGTCATCTTCGGACAGAAGACGCTCCAGGCCTCGAAGAGCGCTCTCGACCGCGTCAACGTCCGTCGCTTGCTCCTCGAGATCAAGCGTGTCGTCTTCGACGTCGCTCAGAAGCTCGTGTTCGAGCAGAACACGCCGGAGACCCGCGATCGCTTCGTCCGCGAAGCTTCGACGCGCCTCGGCATCATCCAGACCCAGGCCGGCGTGGAGCAGTTCCGCGTCGTCATGGACGAGACCAACAACACGCAGCGCGACGTCGACGACAACCGTCTCAACGGCCGCATCCAGATCGTCCCGACGCGCACGATCGAGTTCATCAAGATGGACTTCATCAAGATGGACTTCATCATCACCAACTCCGGAGTTCAGTTCGTCTGAACATGAGAGAGGCGCTTAGTTACAAGCAGCGACAGGAGACAAATGGCATCGAACGTTAAACTCGGAAGCGCTGGCGTCACGACCCGTGAGATCGATCTCTCAGGGCCCGTAGCGGCTCAGCCCATCGGCGTCCCTGCCGGAGTCATCGGCACCGCGCTGAAGGGTCCGGCTTTCGTTCCGGTCACCGTCGGCCTCACCAGCGACTTCTACGCCAAGTTCGGTAAGACCGACGGCCAGAAGTTCGGGCCGCTCGCGGTCGTCGAGTGGCTGCGCAACGCGCAAGCTGTCACGTACCTCCGCGTCCTCGGCATCGGCGACGGAAACAAGCGTTCGACCTCAACCAAGCCTGGTCGAGTGGTCAACGCTGGCTTCACGGTCGGTGAGCAAGCGCCTAACGACGACAGCGGCATCCTGACGTCCAACCCGTACGCTAACTCCGGCGGCGTGCTCGGACGCACGTACATGCTCGGCTGCTTCATGAGCGAGTCGGCTGGTTCGACGATCTTCAGCTCGGCGAGCCTCCAGGGACCCGGCAGCGTCACGCCTTCGGTGGCGATGGCTGTCCCGATCCTGCGCGGCGTCCTGATGGCTCCTTCGGGCGTCATCATGCGCCTGTCCTCATCCTTCACAGGCTCGGTGGCTCCGACCTCTACGGCGGTCGCCAACTCCGATCAAGGCACACAGGGTTCGTTGCTCGGCACCGTCAACCTCTCTTCGGCTAAGCAGGAGTTCGTCCTGCTCCTCAACGGCCACAAGGGCACGGACGCCGCGTACCCGAACGTCATCACCGCGAGCTTCGATCCGACGGCTCCGAACTACTTCGCGAACGTCCTCAACCGCGACCCGTACAGCATCCAGAGGGCGGGTCACTACCTCAACTCGTTCTGGGACATCCACCCGGCTCTCGCCGCGGTGACTGGAACTGGGTTGATCAGCGCTTCGTACTCGGCTGGCCTCACTGGCGGCAACGAGAGCGCGGCGTTCTTGCTCACTGGCAGCCTCTCGCGAGACACCGGCAGCGCGACGGTCCCTGACTACGAGAGCTTCGAGGATCGCTTCCGTCACGCGAGCTCGCCGTGGGTCATCTCGCAGCGCTTCGGCGGAGCGAACAAGAACCTCTTCCAGTTCATCATGCTGGACGCTGGCGCTGGCACGGCTGACAAGGTGAAGATCTCGATCGAGAACATCTCGCCTTCGACCGACACCCGCGACCCGTACGGTACGTTCGACGTCGTCGTGCGCGACTGGGAGGACACCGACAGCAACCCGCGCGTGCTCGAGCAGTACCGTGGCCTGTCGCTCAACCCGTCGGCTGACCGCTACATCGCGAAGGCGATCGGCGACCTCAACGTCTACTACGACTTCGACAAGACGACCACGTCGCAGAAGCTCGTCGTCGACGGCAACTACCCGAACGTCTCCAACTACATCCGTGTGGCCATGGATGATCTCGTCATCAACGGCTCCATCGACGCGACCGCGCTGCCTGTCGGCTACCGCGGCCCTGGTCACCTCGTCACGTCCGGAACGGCGCCGCTCGCGGCTCCTACGGCCGTCGGCGGCATGGCGGACCTGCTGGTGCTCGACGCTCTCAAGCGTGTGGTTCAGCCGCCGGTCCCGTACCGTGTCAGCTTGCTCGAGGGTGAAGGCGCGAAGGCGCTCGTCAACAGCTCCCTCTACTGGGGACTCCAGATCGAGCAGGTCAACAGCATCACCAACCCGAACGGCACGAGCGTCAAGAACGACTCGGTGAAGTGCTTCACGCACTACTACCCGACGTTCATGACGACCTACCAGAACGTCCTCGAGACGAACGTCGGTCAGGTCGACACTTCGACCCTCGGCGTCATCGACGCGGATCGCTTCGACAACAACAAGTTCTCGCTCGAGAACATCCGAGTCGTCACTGGTTCGAACGCTGTCGCCGACCCGCAGAAGTGGACCTCCGCGGTCTACATGCGCGGCGGAGTCATCGGCACGACCGAGGCTGACAAGACACGTGCTGTCTCGATCAGCGACTTCACGCAGCCGAACCGCAAGTTCTTGAAGTTCACCATGCCTCTGCAGGGTGGGTTCGACGGCGTCAACATCTTCAACCGCGAAGAGGCCAACCTCACCAACACCGCGGTCAAGCAGGACATGGACGATTCGAACCGCGGGCAGTCCGCCGGTCCGACGGCCGGCGCCTACCGTAAGGCTCTCGACATCATGCACGAGCGCACTGACGTCGACATCCAGCTGCTCGCCATCCCGGGCATCCGTCACTCCATCGTCACCGACAAGGCGATCGACTCGGTCGAGAACCGCTTCGACGCCATGCTGATCATGGACATCGACGAGTACGACACCAACGGCTCGGTCATCACCGGCTCCGTCCAGGTGCCGAGCGTCATCAACACGGCCACGAACTTCAAGAGCCGTGCGCTCAACAGCTCGTTCGCCGCGGCGTACTACCCGGACGTGGTCGTCACTGACCCGAACACGAACAGCAACGTCGTGGTCCCGCCGTCCGTCGTGGTCCTCGGCGCCTTCGCCCAGAACGACGCGGTCGCGTACCCCTGGTTCGCTCCTGCTGGCTTCACGCGCGGCGCTCTCGGCACCACGCTCGAAGCGAAGGTCAAGCTGTCCAAGGACAACATGGACACGCTCTACGACGCCAACGTCAACCCGCTCGTCGCCTTCCCTGGCGACGCTCCGGCTGGCACGGCTTCGCAGGGTGGGGTCGTGGTCTGGGGACAGCGCACGCTGCAGTCGTTCGCCTCGTCGCTCGACCGAGTCAACGTCCGTCGCCTCCTGATCGACCTCCGTCGTCAGGTCCGCGACATCGCGAACTCGTTCATCTTCGAGCCGAACCGCGAGAGCACGCTCAACCGCTTCCAGGCTGCCGTCGAGCCTCGCCTCGCCCGCATCCAGAAGCAGTTCGGCGTCGAGCGCTACAAGGTCCAGATCGACACGACCACGACCACACAGGCCGACGTCGAGAACAACACCATCCGTGGCAAGATCTTCGTCCAGCCGACCCGCGCGATCGAGTTCGTCTCGCTCGACTTCGTGGTCACCAACGCTGGAACGGAGATCTGATAGGATAGGTGCCAATGGCTGACCCTACCGCGCAACTGCTGGCTGACCTCCTGAGTGAGAGCATCGACTCGGAGGTCTTCTACCGCCTCGTGAAAGAGCACGACATGGATCTGGCACCCAAGAGAGTGCCGGATCCACGCGCTCACGCTGCTGAAGTCGTCGCTGAAGCGCTCGAGCTCCTGCGCAAGGACTACGGCTTGGTGGATCTCCTTCGAGATGGTATGATGCACGCTCTGAAGGACTGGTACGAGGAGTACGAAGGGATCTGACATGAAGAGCCTGAAAGACGCTTTGAACGAGACACGCCCCTGGGGACAGGAAGTCGGCGCCGAGTGGGACGAAGGCCCCGAGGACGACATCGCCCAGCGTAAGATCGACCGCAAGGCCCGCATGGACCAGTGGAAGCGTCAGAAGGACTACCCCATGCCGGGTCAGCAGAAGCCTGGCTTCGCCAAGTCGCCCCTCGGCGAAGCGGACGCTGCTCCTTGCGTGGAGTGCGGCATGGTCGAGGGTCACACCGACGAGTGCTCGCATATGAGCGAAGCGGATGACGACGAGGGTGGCAACGAGTGCCCCGAGTGCGGCGCTCCTCCTGGAGCTGAGCACGATCGAGGCTGCCCGCTCCACCCGAGCAACGACATGGACGAGGCTGATAGGCTCGACGACGAGGAGGACATGGACACCCTCGGCGACGACGTCGACGCTGAAGTTTGCCCTGGGTGCGGTTCCAAGTCTGGCGACGGCGTGAACCCCAAGTGCGATGACCCGTTGGGTTGCGGCTACTGGAAGGAGTTCAAGGCTTCGGCTGAAGGACCTGTCGGTCGCTCCCTCCGTAGCATGCTCGGGTCTGTCAGTGAGCCTGGCGACGACGGCGTCCGTGGTGGGTACGGCGATCGTGAAGGCTTCGAGACGGACGGCATGTGGATCGAGAATCCGTTCTGGGACGAGAGCGGCCGCGACGAGGTCGATCCTGAGGAGCACTACGGAGACGCGTTCAAGAAGAGCGGTCTCGCTAAGCGCCTGCGTTGGGGTGAGAGCTCCGACTACGACGGCTTGCCGCTCACCGAGGGCAGCATGTTCGATCGCTTCGACACGCTCGTCGGACACCGTTCGGACGGCACGTTCGACGATCGCACGAGCGAAGCGATGAGGCTTCGAGCTCTCGTGAAGAGGGTCGTCAAAGAGGCTCATGTCGAAGAGATGAAGCTCTCAGTAGCAGGACCTGCTTTCGGAGCAGCTGCTTCCGACACCGATGACCAAGACGACGAGGACGAGGACTACAAGGCTCTCACGCCGCGGAAAGCTCCAGAGCCTGAGAAGTCGGGTGTTCGTGTCAAGAGCAAGAAGAAGCCTAAGAGCTGACTTCTCGTGACGCGCGACGTACCATCAGAACATGGTGCGTCGTTGGGTGAAGAAGCTGGTGCTCAGAGCTCTAGAAGGTCCCGAGGACTGGTCTAAAGTGCTCGAGGATACTCTCCTTGCGATGGGGTGTGGCCTCACGAGCGTCGATCCGAACCACAAGCTACGCATGATGCAGGCTGCTCCGTTGGAGGCTGCGAGCCTGAGACAAGAGCGCGACTACTGGCGCGAGGAAGCGTTCAAGAACGCTTGCGAAGCTGACAAGGCCGAGCGCCGCGCGCGCGTCTGGAAGATCACAGCGAAGGTCGCTAGGCGTGCCTACAAGGACCTCTACAACATCACCGACTTTCACGAGGTCTGAAGGATGCTGTTCATCGTGTCAATCGTCTCCTTGGTGATCGGAGCCCTGTTGGGCTGGAAGCTGACGACTAACCGCGAGCGCATGCTCGGTTACGCTGAGGCAGTCGAAGATCAGTTCGAACGCATCCGTTCGTCGCCGAACGTCAGACGCGTGTCGTCTAGCTTACGCATTCTGAAGGGTGGCAAGTGATGAAAGAGATCTTCGTGAGCACGGACATCGAGGCCGACGGCCCCATCCCTGGGCCCAACTCGATGCTGTCCTTCGGTTCGGTCGCCTTCGACCTGTCAGACCTCGACAACCCAGTGGAGATCGGGAGCTTCGAACGTAACCTGGTACAGCTCGAAGGCGCTTCGCCTGACCCTACGACGATGACCGAGTTCTGGGACAAGAACCCGGTCGCGTGGGCCATCTGTCGTCAGAACACGGTCGACCCGAAGGATGCGATGCGAGACTACGTCGACTGGTTGAAGTCCCTGCCTGGCAAGGTCGTCTTCGTCGGCTACCCTGCGACGTACGACTTCATGTGGGTGTACTGGTACCTGATGCGCTTCGCGGGCACCTCCCCGTTCAAGTTCCAAGGGCAGGACGCCAAGACCTACGCTGGCGCGGTGCTGAAGATCCCCTTCCACGACGTCGGCAAGCGCTCCATGCCGAAGGAGTGGTTCGACGAGAAGTTGGAGCACACTCACCTCGCGGTCGATGATGCTCGTGAGCAGGGTATCATGTTCGCTCGCATGCGAGCCGCAAACTTGCGTCGGCCGTGACGTGGGGAGCACGCTCGCAAGGCACCTCCAGGAGCGTTTGATCGCGTCTCCGACGCCGGATCCGAGTTGGTTCGTCCGACGTCTCACTCCGTTGGCGAAGCTGTTGAGGCGTGGCGAGCACCTGCTCGGTGCTTTCCAGGCTATCGGGTTCCCAGTGGGTGAGCCTCAGCGGCTCTTCGACGGTTCTCTCGTCTTTGAGCTGTTCGTCTTCGATCTGTTAGCGAACGGCGAGCCTATCGACAGCCCGGTCGGCGTCCGCGCGACGTGCTTGCTCCCTCGTCGAGCTCATGGTCCGTTGGAGAACCTCTCGCCCAACGAGGAGCTCGATGTCGCTGGAGACATCATCTGGTCCGATCTGTTCGGAGGTTACGTTCTACGCATCAACGGGCTTCAAGTCGTCTCTAGAGGAACATGAAGAAGAAGAGCAAAGGTTACCGTTTCGTCGCTTTCGCGTGCGGGTACGTCGAGAGCAGCATGACCAGCACGCTCGTGTACGGCACGCCGTTCTTGGGTGGCACGAAGTTCGCGACGCGCGGTGAGGCGATCACGGAGCTCGCGCTCGACCTGTACGCCAAGTACACTACAGATCGCGCGTACATCAACAAATTGCGAACGCTCAAGAAATGCTGTGACGCTGCCAAGAACGCGAAGCACAAGTACTGTCCCAAGTGCGGCACGTCGCTCGGGAACACACCAGACTTCGACGCGAACGACTTCTTGGAGTTCGTCGTCAACCTCCACAACACGGACTGTAACGACTACGGGGAGGCGGAGTCCTTCAGCGATCGAGACGCGACGTTCTGGCCTTGGAGCTTCAGCGAGTTCCTGGAAGCGGACAAGTCAGAGGTCGTGTACGTCGCCGAGAACGCGGAGCACGTGCTGCTCGCTGCCCTCTGCGACGCGAAGCCCGAGCTCAGAGAGTTCGTCGAAGAGGATTACGGCGCTCGCGACTGGGAAGAGCAGTTCAAGAAGGACAAGCAGCCGTCGTATCGGTGACGACAGCTACTTTACAAGCATGAACACCGAAAATTTCGTCTACTGGCTCCAAGGCTTCCTCGAGCTCCGCGAGGACGACAAACCTCTCACGCCGAAGCAGGTCCAGATCATCAAGGATCACCTCGCTCTCGTCTTCACGAAGGAGACTCCTGATCGCAAGGCCGATCCTGTGAAGGAAGAGCCTGACGTCTGGCCGAGCCCTGGCTTCGACCCGTTCGCTCGTCCCGACGTGTACTGCGCGCCTGCGACGGTCACGCCTGCGATTCTCCCTGAGAAGCTCAACGTCGACGAGATCGTGAAGAAGATCCAAGAGAAGCAGCAGGAGGATCAGAAGAACATCCGAGTGACCTGCACGACAGAGACCCCCAAAAGGGGCGTCGAGTACTGGTCGGGCCGTAGCGGGCTGAACCTCGGACGCCCTGGCACCGGTCGCATCTGCTGAAGAGCTGAAGTCTCTCGCTGGACGCAGTATCATCGGAGCATGGAGTTCTTCGTCTACAGCCGCCCTGCTTTCGAGGCCGGAGCGCCGCACGACGTCCCGCATGTCGTCGTGTCCATCAACTGCCCTGGCGAGGACCCTGCGAAGTTCCAGGCCAACGAGCTCACGCTCGGCCGCGTCAACGTGTTCTTCTGGGACCTCGACAAGGTCCCTTCTGAGGGGATGGGCAAGGACGTCCCGGAAGAGCACCTCTGCCAGCCGACCGACGCGCAGGCGATCGTCGATCTGAT